GGTACTTGACCTGCCAATGCTCGCTCATCTCTTGCAACGCCTCGCGGAAGGTATCGTACTCTGCTCCCGTATTCTTGGCGTCACGAACCTCGTACCATTCCCACGAGGTCTGCCACCTCGACTCATCAATCGGCATCGCTGATTCTCGCAGGTTGGGCGCGGCAGGCCGCGCAGATGGGGGTGTCGTCTTCGTCGGTATCGTCCCCGCAGAGGCGGCAGACCTCGGCCTGTCGGCGAGCGAAGTCGTCGATGCCGGTGTTCTCCCAATTGTCATTATCGGCCACGCGCCACCTCCCGACCGAGGTCCGTGATGCGACAGACATTCGCCTCGACGCCATAGCTCGTGACGGCGGTTTCCCCCGTGGGGATGATATAGCCAAGCCGTCGGAGATCGGAACACCGCTTCCACCCGTTCGGCACTCCGGCGATCTCGCTGGCTTGTTCGTCCGTCTGCGGGCCGTCAAGATAGGCGCGAAGAATCCGCGTTGCTTGCGAGGCTCGTCGCGGGGCGTTGGCGCGGTCGGCTTTGTGACTCGTCTCCGGGTCCGTGGTCCGCGCATTGTGTTGCTCGGCAGCAAAGAGGCCGAAATCCAGCGCCAGCCGCTTGCGGTAGAGGTACATCTCGGTCTCGTCCATTAGCGGGGCTCCGAGGCGACGTAGCGCGACAGGGTGTTGCCGCGGGTGATGCGGTCGGTGATGGACTGGATGGCGTTCTCGGTCATCAGCCATTCGGCCCGGCCCGCCTCGAGGGTGTCGAGGAAGGTGAGGTACGTCGGGTGCGTCCGGCTCATCGCCTCGACCTTCCCCTCGGTCGCCTTCTCGCCGGAGTCCGTCAGATCGCGTCGGACCTGTAGCTCGGCCATCGCCAGCGAGACCTTCCGGCGGTGCTCCGCGGTCCCGAACGGGCCGTAGAGGGCGTACAGACTCGCGGCCTGCGCGACCAGCTTGCCGCGGAGGTCCAGCAGTTCGTCCAGCGGTTCGATGCCGATTCGTGCTTCGATGTCACGCATCTCGTGACGCCTCCGATGAGAGGGTGGTGGATTCCTGCCGCATCTTCGCCAACATCTGCCGCTGATAGTATCGCCGCCAGCGGGCCGCGCCTGCCTTCTTGGCGATGGCCGAACGTTGGGCCGGGGTCACGCTCGCGTTCCGGCTGGCCGTCCGCTCCGCCACAATCTCCCGCCAGGGCCGCTGGGGTTGGGTCGCCTTGATCTTCGCCCGCCGTTCCCGCGCCCGCCGGGCCGCGTTCTTGTTATACGCCTCGACGTCGCGCTTCCGGTACTTCGCGCAGTATCGCTGATGCTGGATGACCAGACACCTCGCGCACCACTTGGCGTTGTGCGCCTTCCCGGCCACCGGGGCCGGGCATCCGGCGCAGATGCCAGCCTTGCGGCGGGCGCAACCGGGGCAGGTGTACGTCACCCGCCCCAGTCGGTCAATCCGCTCCACCAGCACCGCCCGACACTTTTGGTATTCGCAGCGCATCAGAACGGTAGATCGTCGTCGGTCGGGGGCGGCACCTTCGAGTAATCCATCTCCTCGGGCGGCAACATACGCTTGCCGCTCGGCGCGGGGTGCTTGATGGCCGGCGCAGGTTCGGCCTTCGGAGCCGCAGGCGCGTCCGTCACCCCCTGCAAGCCGTGGTCGCGGAGCGCGATCCAGACCGTCGCCGTCGCCGCCTGCACCGCCTCCGCGGTGAGCGTCACCTGATGCGTCGCGCACGAGACCGCCAGGCGAGCCGCCATCGACTCCCAGAGGTTCGCGTAGGCGTCCGCGATGCCGCCGACCGACTTGCCAGCCTTCGGGGTGCTTCCCGCAGATGCGCCGACCACCTCGGTCGTCGGGGCCGGAAGCCGCTTGGTCGGGGCCGGAGCCGCGCCCGCGACGTCGATGTTCCAGTAGGGCTTCCCGCTGGGGTTCGCCGCCCGCGAGAACCGCAGGGTCTCGCCCACGCACGTCTCATGCGTCAGGCCCAGCCGGTCGAGCTGCTTCGTGGCCGTCGCTTCCGGCATCAGCGGCGTCTCCACTGCCTCGCCCGCGACATCCGTCCCGGCGAAAACCATCCGCTCGCCGAACTTCGTCTCGACCGTCCGGCAGGTCGTGACGGTGAACGTGGCCTCGTCGCCCGCGTTCTCGAGTTGTACCTTTCGTGCCTTGCTCTGCATTTGCCGATCCTTGGGGGCGCGCCCCCGGTAGTAGTTCCCGCCGTCGTGCGGGGTCAGTCCCGGACCAGTCGGTCGCGGGCCGCTTGAAAGGCGCGATGGGCCGCGCCGAAGTCGAAGTCTGCGTTCATCGCGGCGAACGCCGCCCGTTGGATGCGCTGCCGCTCGGCGTCCGTCAGGCCGTCCGGCACGTCGTCCCACGTCCCCGCGGTGAGGTAATCAAGGGTCCGACGGAACGCAGCGAGGTTGGCCTGTACCGCGGCGAGCTCGCCGTCCTTGATAGCGCGGTAGGTCTCGAAGGAGATAGGGTCGCTCACTTGACCCCCGGCATCTGGTCGTTCGCCATCGCCTCGTCCCAGATGTTTTCCGCGAACGTCCACGTCCGCTTGCCATTGGGGAGCGTCTTTGCCTCGGCCACCGAGCCGTCCTCGAACACGGCGAGGAACCCGAACCGCTTGTTGTAGACCACCTGCACCAGCGCGTGACGATCATGCATTGCGACCTCCGATGAGAGGGTGAGCCAACGCCTACAGGATAGGGAACGGCTTGCCGCTTGTCAAGTAGTGGCGCAACTGGAACCCAATCCACGCCGTCACCGGGCTGGCGATGCCGTTGCCGCAGAGCTTGTAGCGGGCGGTGTCCGCGAGCGCATAGGGCTTGCCTGCCTCGCTGATGCCGTGGGCGGTATGCTGGTCCGGCCAGCCCATCAGTCGCTCACATTCCACCGGGGTCAGGCGACGGGGGACGCCAGCCCGTCTGAACGCGATAGGTTGTTCGTGCAGTCCCGTCAACGAGGGCGAGATGTCCTTTGCGGTCTCGGCGTTCGCTTGACCGCTGGCCATTGCAAACACCACCTGGTCGTTGCTTGTGCCGAGCGTCAACGAACGCTCGGCAGAGAGGAGCGGCCCCTTGCCGCCGCCGGGCTTGCCCTCGCGGTTGCGGAGCACGATGGCCGTGTAATCCGTCACGCGGTTCTGGTGGTCGCCTGCCATCGTGTTCACAACGTCGCCGTTGCCTCGGGCGTCGAACGTGACCGCAGCGCCTGCTCCAGCATCGGCGGCAACGCCTTCCCGCGCTTCTCCGCTCGTCGCAAGATGCCCTGACAGGCTTTCGGCGAGAGATAGTATTTCGGCGGGATCGACCCCTCCGCCTCTAACACCGAGGACAAAGACACGGCGGCGGCGCTGTGGCACCCCGAAGTATTGAGCATCCAATGTGCGCCACGCGGCGACTCCGGTCGGTCCTGCAACCACACCTGCACGGACCCATCCGTCCGCGGGAACAGGGACGGCTCCTCCCACGAGGGCTGATAGGACGGCGGAAAAATCCCGTCCGGCATTGCTACTGAAGGCTCCATAGACATTTTCCCAGAGGATGTAGGGGGCTTGTGATTCGTTCCAGATGCGGACCTGCTCAAAGAACAGCGACGAACGGGTGCCCGATCCTTCGGTCATCCCGGCCCGCTTTCCGGCAATCGACAAGTCCTGACACGGCGACCCGCCGGTGACCATCGTGACGCCGCGGAACTGGGTGCCGTCAAGCTCGGCGACATCGCCATACAGCGGCACGTCCGGCCAGCGGTGGCGCAACACGGCGCGGGCGTGGGGCTCGATTTCGGCGTGGGCCACGCATCGCCAACCCGCGGTCTCAAGGCCCAGGCTCATCCCCCCAGCCCCGGCGAAGAGTTCGAGGTACGTCAGGTCCATCGGTCTCCCTTGGTTAGTGTCAAGCATTCCCGCACCCCGGCGCGTGAGTTTGGACCGGACGCTTCGACCCCGCAACCTCGGCCAGCACCCCGTCCCCACATTCCGCGCAGAACTTCGTCGGCATCAGGTTGACGTGACCGGGTGCGTAGTTTTCCACATTCCTGTGCGTAGCACCCCTAGTTGTTTGGTTCGTTCGTACGTTCGTACGTAGACCCGTACCGAACGCGAACCGTTCGCGTTCGTTCGCCGTACCGTTCGCCGTACCGTTCGCCGTACTCGCCTCGGTGTTTAGTTTCTGTTCACGATACTTTCGGGCACGTTCCCGGCTGGCCTCGGCCTCCCGCAGCGGTTGGCCGTTATGCCGCTCCCACGATTCCCAGACGCCAGACCCGTTCAGGAATAACGCCCGGAGAAGTCCGGCGTACTCGCCAGGCTCGCCAGCCCATCCCGCCCATCGCTCAATCAGGGCGTCCGGGATGTCTTTGAGGTTGCCGTCCGGCGCGTGTGCCGGGAACTTTGCCAACGTCATCACCAGCAGGCCGACTGCTTCCGCAGGTCGTATGCCGAGGTGATGCGCCAGCGTGTAGATGTCGGGATCGTCCCCGATCGTGACCGCCACTCTAATCCAATGCATCGCGCCACCTAAACGAGCGGCCCCCGCCTTCTACGGGGAACCCATCGCACCCGGTCAAGGGGCTTTGGCGTAGAAGTACGGGGGCCAATCGGTTTTTACTTCGTTGCGGTGGTTCCCGACACCGCAAGCCATAACCTACACCGCGCTCACCAAAAGTAAAGCCCTAGAACCCGATGCGCCGACGCTTGGCCTCTGGCGGCATCTTCCAGTCCTCAACGCCCTCCTCGTCCGGCGTCTCGAACCCGCCCCCGTGCAACGCCCCGGCGTCCTGCACCAGCTCGTCGTACCCCGCCGCAGTGAGTTGCCGCATCATATCCAGCAACTCCTTCGCCACCAAGCCCGCGTCAATCGCGCCCACGTCCTGTATCTCGATGGACAAGCCGTTCCGGTGCAGGCTCACCGACGCCTTGCGGTTCGTGAACGGGTTGGTCCGACGCTTACTTGCCACGGCTCAACGCCCGCAACACGAGCGCCTCCATCGTCGGGAGCCAGCCGTCGCACCACGGGCACTTCTCCCACGGCGTCATGACGTCCTTGGCCCGCCACCAGACCCAGCCCACGCCCCAGAGATACCCGAAGTCGCCCCGATCCCGTGCCGCCTTGCGATACGCACACGGCACCGGCGACCAGTCCACGCACTTGATGTCCTCGTCCGTCTCACTCATATCGTCCCCCGGCGCGGGGCGCTGCCAAGGTCGGGACTCCACGCATCGGAGCCGACCAACGCCCCCCCCGAATGATACACGAACCCCTCGATCATCCGAGGGCTGACCGAGAACTTCTCGTCCGCGTGATACTGGTCCGGCGGGCAGAGCGCGGCGTGGGTCCTCACCGTCACCCCGCCGAACGTCTCGATGGCCGCCTTGCCGTGCAGGTGCCCGGTGTGCATCTCGCGGTAGATGGTCTGGCCCCACTCCACGGCGCATTGCGCGGCCATCACCTCGGCCAGCCGCTTCTTCCCCTTGTCGCCGTGGTCGAGGCCGATGAGCGTCTTGCCGTGCTGGATGTATTTCGTCGTCGTCGGCGAGTCGTCAATCGTGACCCCACGCGAGCGCCGGAACTCGGCGACCAAGATGCGCTGGAGCGCCCACGTCAGCGTCCGGTCGTGGTTGCCAGGCACGAGGATGACCTTGGTCGGCACTTGCGACGCGCTCGCCTCGATGACCTCGCAGAGCACATTCGCGCCCCGCTCGAGCATCTGCTGGACGCGGCTGTCGTAGTCGAGGATGGTGCCCTTCGTCGTCGCGCCCTGCCCGTCGTGGTGGAAATAGTCGCCCAGCAGCCAAAGGTGCCGGACCCCGATGCGCCGATCCTGCCCCGCCTCGAGCAACGCTGTCACACCGCTGTGGATGACCTTGATCGCGAGGTTGGTGTCGTAGCTCTGGCTCCCGGTCCCCTCGCCCCACGCCAGCTTGGCGATGTGCGGGTCCGCGATGACGACCCCTTGCAGCAGGTCGCCGCGGAGCGCCGTCCCCTTCGGGATTGCCCGCGCCGGTGGGGTCCGCGTGGCAAACGCCCCCGCGATGATGGCCTCGATGCGCTCCTCGAGCGTCGGCCCCGCCTTGGGCTTCAGCTTGACGAAGACGCGGTGCAGTTCGGTGGTCGCCACCTCGCCCGTCTCGGGGTCTTTGGTCGCGACCTCGTACTTGGTGGCCTGACTCTCGGCGACGTCGAACCGCTCGAGGTCGGCCTCGATGTGCGCGAGTAGGTCGGCCACGGTCTTGATGCGCGAGCCGTTCGCTCGGGCGATGATGCCGTCCGGCCCCGCGGTTTGCTCGACCGCCTGCTCTCGGGACGCCAAGCCCACCAGCTCCCGCGGACGCTCGCCGACCTTAATGCCGTGCTTGCTCCGCTTCAGTTGCACCGAGGTCGTCGTGCGAATCGGGACGCCCTTGTGAAACTCGGCGTTCAGCGCCGCGGTGGTCTCGCTCGCCGTCGCCCCTTGCGCCGAGAGTTCGGCGAGCCGCTTGAGTTCGCGGTCAGACCACGCGGTCAGATCGTGCCGTGCGCCCATTCGACAGGAAGGAGGCGATCGACCCACTCCTGCACCACCGCGCCGTCCGGGTGATGCGTCGGAACAGAGCCGTCAGGGTTGCGGTTGATGTCGAGATGCCCGCCGCACATACAGGTCTCACAGGCCGGACTCGACGGGTCGGAGCTTTCGCCCAGACAATCCGGGCAGAACACGCGCACACTATAGGACATCGACCAGTCCCTCACAAGAGCACCGCGACCGCAATGGCGACCACCACGCCAGCCCCGAACGCTTGCCACCGGGTCGGACACCGCCCGACGAAGCTCGAGCAGCGCCCTGCTTCCAGCGCCCCCGCCTGCGCGTCAATGACCGCCTGCATCGCCTCCACTTGCGCGGCCATCGCTTGACGCTCGGCAAGATGCGCTATCAAGAGCGTATCAATCCGCGCCTCGTATGTCAAGACCTGCGCCTGTAATCGTTCCGACGCCGCGGTCGTGGCCGCAAGGGTCAGCCGGAGACGGGTCTGGCTGGCCGTAGAATCGCCTAACACCGCCCGAGCCGTATCGGTGGTGCCCTTCGCCTCCTCGCGGGCCTCTCGCGCCAAATGTGCCACGCGCCGAATCGACACCGCCGCGCTGTCCGACTGCACCCGCGCCACCTGGCCCGCCGCCTCGAGCTCGCGCACCCGCGCCGTCAAGCTGTCTACGGCTCGTGTATAATCGGCCCGCTGACGCTTGCCAGACAGGAACCCCAGCAGGGTCACGAGCGCCACGAGAACAACCAGCCAGCCGTTAGACGTAATCCGCAAGCGCGAACCCCGGCATCTGCTCCGGGTCGGTCTTGCGCCCCGGTGCGACCTGCGCGTGAGTCGTCACCGGGATCGGCCCATAGGTCTTTTGCCACCCCGCGACGATGGCCTGCGCCGTCGCCCGCTGCGCCCCCGTCAGCCCCTCGATGCCGTCGTGCCGGTTGGCGAACGCGAGCGAGAGCGAGATGCCGTTCACGTCCTTCTCGCCCATCCAGTTCGCCTTGCCCGCGTGCCACGCCCGGCGATCATCCGGAACGCATCGGTATGCCGTGCCGTCGCGCCCGACCAGAATGTGATAGCTGACCTTGGACTCGCTCGACTGGAGCCACGCGAGCGTCCCCGCGTCCGTCCGTCCGGCGTCCGCGTGCAACACAATCAGCGCGACCTTCTTCGCGCCCCGGCTGTTATGGTTCGGGCTGCGCCGTTCGACGGGTCGCATAGTGCCCCTCGATGTAGCCGTTCGCGCCCGAGTACGCCCCGACCACGATGGCGACCGCGCCATACGCCGCGGCGTCCCCGCCAATCAGCGCCAGTCCCAGAATCACGGCGAGCCCCACGACCGAGAGCACGAACTTCCGGCCCCCGAGTCTCGTGATCACTCGCGCCCCTCAATCCGCGCCACGCGCTCCGAGGTGTCCCGCATCAGCCCGTAAATCTCGCGCAAGTCCTCGCGCATCTCGCGCCGAAAGTCCTGCATATCGCGGTCCATCCGGTTGACCATCACCTTCAGCACCATCACCGACGTGATGAGCGAGATGACCCCAGAGCCCACCGAGACCCAAACACTCGCTGTCATCGATACGGCCCCCGTCTCGGCAAGAAAATAGCCCCCCGTCGCCGACACGACAGACACCACCGACGCCACGACAGGGTTCGCAGTCATAGCCGAAAGATGCGAGAAAGCAAGCAAGCCGACAAGTTGACAGACTGCACCACCCCTCCTACTCCGCCCAGCCGGAGGTCGGGAACCGGCCCGCCGCGGCCTCCTCGGCCATCACCTGGAACGCCACGTCATAGGCCCGAGCGACCGACCGCAACCCGTAGAGCCGCCGCGCCCGCGCCCGGATGTCCTTCCGGTTCAGCCCCCGCACCGCGTCCACCGCCCGCTCGAACTCGGCCATCGTCTGACACCGGTACCCCGTGCGATCGTTCGCCACGGTCTCGGTGAACGCCCCGAAGTTCGACGTAATCGCCGGTGTCCCGCAGAGCGCGGCCTCGACCACCGTGCCGCAGAACGGCTCGACGTACCGGCTGGGGGCAATCAGAGCACGGGCGTTCCCGAGGTACTTCGCCCGCTCGTGCGTCAGCGGCCCGACCAGCCGGACATTAGGCGGCACCTCCCCGAACGGCTCGACGCTGCCCTGCCCCGCCAGCGCGAACCGCACGTTCGGCTTCCGACGCGCCAGCTCGAAGATGATGCCGATGCCCTTGCCCTCGGTCAGCCGCCCGAGGAACACGATCTCGTCGCCGCCCGGACCCTCCGGCCACTCGTCAACGTCGTAGGAGTTGGGCACCACGAACTCGAGCCGGTTCGACATCTGGTGCACCCCGGCCCGCCCCTCCTTCGCCATCACGCCGTGCCGCACCGCCTCGCTCTCGTACACCCGCCACGGAAGCAGGCAGTCGTAGTAGCCGATCCCGGACTCGACCGCCCACGCCCCCTCCGACAGCACCGGCAACCCGCGAATCGCGGGCGCGTGGGCGTGACCGAACGGGAGCAGGATGCCGTCACCCGGTCGCACGAACTCCTTCAGCAACTCGCGGGCGTTCAGGTTCCATTGCCGGTAGAGCGGGCTGTCGGCCTGCGCGTCGTCGCCGTAGAACCCGTTCGGCTGGTGGTGATACGGGTGCCCGAGCATCTCGAGGTGCTCGTCCTGCGTCATCACGATCGCGTCCACGTCCGCGCCGGAGTCCGACCCCTCGACCCCGTAGTGGATGACCTCGTAGCCCAGCGGGCGCAACATCCGCGGCAGCTTATAGACCTTCTGCGTGAAGGCGCAATGCGCGAAGTCTTTTGTCGTCAGGGTGTGCGGGATGCCGAGCAGGTGCAGACGCATGAAGTCCTCGATGGAGGAAGGTGAGAGCCGATTAGATGGGGATGGCGCTGCGGAAGGAATAGGCCGCGATGGTGATGCCGCCGACAAGGGCTTGAATGACACAAGTCGCCTCGGCCCCATCGCCCAGCGCGATGCTCGCGGTGTAGGGCGAGGTCACGCCCGTGTAGGCTGCACTCGAGTCGGTGATGGGATCGCCCGTCACGTTTACGAGGTCGATGTTATACGTCACGCCGGACGGCATATTCACGACCGACCAGGTAATGTCAACCGAGCCACCGCCGTCGCCCGGCGTGAACCCGTTGCTGAAGAAGGCGCTCGTGATTTGCGGAATGGATGGCGCGACCGGCGGGATGTTGACCGACTCCGAGACCGTCACCCCCGTCTTGCTCACCGCGAACGCCGCCACCTTGGTCGCCGTGCCGGTGTCCCGCGTCACGTTGACCGTCCGCGGCGAGGTCCACCCGCTCACCGACTGGCTCACGCCGTCCAAGTTGTAGACGATGGTCCCGTCCCACGTCACCACGATGTCATAACTCGACGCCCCCGGCGTGGTCACCGCCTTCAAGCTGGGAGCCGAGTACGCCGGGATAACGAACACATTCAGGCCGAGCGCCGTGCCGGAGACCTCCGCGCTCGCCGCCGAGTCGGCCTGTCCCGGCACCCGATGTTTCACCCGGTAGTAGTAGGTCGTCCCGTTCTTTGGCAACTGGTCGACATAGGTGGTCGTATCGGCTTGGATGACCGCGATCTCGGTGAACGTCCCACCCGAACTGGTCGCCCGTTCGATAATCGTCTGCGCGGCACCGGGGGCCGGATAGATGACGAGAAACACGCCCTGCGGTGAGGTCACGTCGTCGATGCCGGGGGCCACCTGCAACCCGATAGGCGTCGGGGCCGTGCCGGTCGTCCCGGAGGCCGTGGTGAAGGTCGCCGTCACCGGCGTCATCGCCACCCGCGCCACCGAGTCCCGGAACGCGATGCCCACGATGTAGGCCGTCGAGGCCGTGAGCTCCGAGATGAGCGTCGAGGTCGTCCCCTCGGGCAGCGTGTTGATGCGGTACGGCGTCCAGTCGCTCGGCGCGGACGATCCCGGCGCGACGTAGACGTCCACTTGATCGACCGTGTTGGTGTTCAGACTCCACGAGACGACCGCCGTCTGGTTCGTCAGCGTCCCCACCGTCACGCCCGTCGGAGCCGTCCACGCATCCAGCGCGACCGACTGCCAGCCGGACCACGCCGACGGGAAGATGCCAGGCACCTCGGAGCGGACCCGGACGTACACCGTGTTCCCGCCCAGCTTGACGCCCGGCAGTTGCACCGCGCCCGTCGGGACTTGGCCAACCGGATACCTAGTGAAGAGGTTCCCGTTCTTGCCCGCCGCGGGGGCGCTGGCCCCCGTCGCCCACTCCACCGCGACGCCGATGTTCCCCGAGTTAAGCGTGGCCGCGTTCGTGATGGTGAACTGCGCCACCCGCCGCGGGTCGCTCGTCGACTTGGCGATGCTGACCGTCGCCGCCGTCGCCGGTTGCACATACCCGCCCGCGTCCACCAGCTTGAAGACCACCGACTCGGGCCGCTCCTCGCGCCGGACGACCTGCGCCACCCGTGCGCCGACCGAGGATTCGCCGATGCGATAGTTCCGGTTCGGGTAGAAACTGGCGTTGATATACACGAAGTCGCCGACCTGCGCCGCCGCCGCGGAAGCCGTGCGGAGCACCTCGACCTCGGAGTTCACCGCGCCACGCCCGAACCGCTCGAACCCCTCATACGTCACACCGCGGGACCACTCCTCAAACGTCGGCACGAACGAGTCCGCGTCGGTCACCATCCCCGGCACGTTGTACGAGACGACCCGCGTCGAGAAGGTCGAGGTATCCCCGCTGCCATACTCGAGCGTCTGCGTGGTCGCGTAGATGCCGTCCGGCGTCGGGTCGGTGTCGTCCGAGTCGAAGTCCGTCGTCGAGGTCAGAACGCTCTGCTGCAAGGTGAACCCCGTGACGACCGTTGCCTCGTCCAAGTCGTAAATCGTCGGCGGCTGATCGCCCACGAGGTCCGCGGTCGCGATGGTGTACGTCGGGGCCGAATAGTTGAGCACTCGCGTCGAGAAGAACTCGACCTCGCCCGCGGTGTTGATGCGAGCGGCGAACCCGAATGGACCAAACAGCGACTTCTCGAGGAAGTCGGCCATTGTCTCCGGCTCGGGGATGCGATAGGTCACCATCAGGTTCGGCCCCAGCGCATCCTTCACCGTATTATAAGCCGTGGTGTTGACCGAGATGTCGATGAGTTCGTACAGCTTCTTGGCGATGTCGACCGGGTGCGACTGGATATAGACCGGCGACAACGCGGCGACCTGCCGCGTGACCGCTCGGACGCGGAGCGTGGTCCCCGCCGACGGCAAGGTCGGCCAGGTGGTGTCCGGCTTGTACAGCTTGACGTAAAAGTTCTGGCCGCCGTAGTAGAACGCCCCGGCCTCGACCAGCATCTGCGCCCCGAGGTTGATGGCCCGGATGCTCCCGAGCCACTCATTCCCGGTCGCGGGATCTGTCACGATAGCGGTCAGGTCCGGCATCGCGAAGACCTGCGACCCGCGGAGATATGTGAAGTCCGCGCCAAGTGCCGAGGCGTCCCCGCTCACGCGCTTCATGAACGGCTTGACCGAGCGGTACCATTGCGCTGTCTGCCGGGGGCCGGGGATGCGCTTCTTCTCGAACAGCGGATAGAAGGCCCCTGCGTCATACAAGAGCGCAAGGGTATCGCCCTCGACCGGCGTCGAACTCCCGGTCGTCCCCTTGTAGGTGTAGAACCAGCCGCCCGAGTCGATGGTCCGCGACGTCGCCCCACCGAGCCCGGTGATAATCGGCCCGCCGAAGATGCACCCGCGCTTGGGGAACGCATCGCGCTCGGCCTTGGTCTGCCAGGTGAAGACCTGCTTGGTCTGCTCGACCCGGCGCGTGTTGCTGACCGTCACCGCGTACCGGATCGCGTCAATCTGCCGGATGTTCGAGATGTACCCCGCACACCACGCCGTCCACGTCGAGCCGTTATCCGTCGACATCTCCACGAACGCCCGCCGCGACAGCAGATGCGGACGCCCCGTGGTCGCCGACGAGTCGTAGAGCTGGCTGGTCATCACGCGCAGGGTGCCCGTCCCGTCGCTCCCCGTCACGACGTCGACGACCTCCACGACATACGCCCCCGTCCGCACCGCGCCCGTGAGCAGGTCGACCTCCTGCCCGTCCCCGCTTGGCGGGGCCGCGATGTACGGGTTGGTCCCGCCGCGGATGGAGGTGATCGTGAGGGCGTCGGCGCTGTCGGCGGCGTTGCGGATGCGAAGGCGATAGGCTTGCGTCGGCATCAGAGGTCAGGGTCAGTCGTAGATGCAGAGCATCGCAGACGGACTGCCCGCGATGTTGATGAGCGTGAACGACATCGAATACAGGAGCGCCGTCTTGTCCTGCAAGGTGATCGAGACGTCCCCATCCGGCGCGAGGCAGCAGGTCGCGTAGGTCCGCGAGGCGTTGTCGCCCGTCGCCACCGAGACCGTGCCGCCCCCAAGCAGATGCGCTTGGCATCGGAGCATCGTCGCCATCGAGGTATTCGGGATGTCGTTCATCGTGAAGGACGCCCCGTAGTCCGTGCGGAACGTAAACATCGACCGCGCCCCCGTCCCGAGCGAGACCGCCGCGGCCCCGACCGGGCGCTGGAACGGTGTCCAGTCCGCGAACCGCGACCCCAGCCCGCCGCTCATCCCCGTCGTGCCGTTATCCAGCGTGGCCGAGGTGCCGTCATTGAATGTGATGCTCGCCATCAGCCCAGCCTCCCGCGGCTATCCGCTTTCGCCATCAACTCCTGCATCGCCCGTTGGGCGCTCGGATCGTTCGGCCCGATGATGGTCACGTTGGTCGAGCTCCGCGGCGTCATGCCCGCGGCGGTCGTCGCCGAGGTCGCACCGAAGATGATTTGCTGTGTCGGGGCCGCCGAGGACGCCGCCGAATACGTCAGCCCGCCAGCTCCACCGGTGCCGACCATATCGGCCCCACTCGCCCCACCGCCCATCGACCGCGCCAAGGCCAGCATCGCCACCGCTGACGCCACCGCCAGCGCGGGATGCTTCATCATAAACTTCTGAATCTTTTCTAGAAGCGTCCCGAATCCAATCGCAGCCAGCGCTACCTTTGCCATCGCGGATGCCATCGCCTGCGTAATCGCTTGCCCCATCGCCTTGAAACTGTCAGACAAACTGCCACCCGCCATCGCCATCTCAAGGCCGGACGTCAACCCGCCCTCCACCGCATCACGAATGCCATCGGCGAGCGTCGTCTTGATGTTGTCAGCCCGAATGGCCTTCAGCAACTTCTGGTCAATATCAACGCCGCCAGAGGTGATTTCCCCGATGGTTACATCGAGGTCCATCTGCACCGCGTTTTGCAACCGATAGCGTTCGGTTGCCGCCTGCGCGTCTCGGGCGATGCGCTCAATGTCTGATGATTGTAGCGGAGCCGCCTTGAGCTCGGTCTGTATGCGTTGTGACAGCCGCCCCTCATATGCCGCCGCCGCCGCCCTTACGCTGCGAGCGTTCGCATCCATCTCGCGAGAGGTCTCGCGAATGCCATAGATCAGCTCCTTGCGGTTCACATTCGTCAACGCAAGTTCTTCGTTCAACTCCTTCAGCGCGGCGGTTTCGTTTTCCGTCGTGTCGGCATTTTGCGCGGCTACCGAAGACGCAATCGGCAGCAACACATTCAACCGCGCGACCAGTTCGTTCTTTTCCCGAATCTTGCTATTGAGTTCACCGATGCGAATCAGGTCGTCTTTTTCTTGCCGCGACAAATCGGCATTCATCAAAATCTGACGACGCGATGCCGCAGTCAAACCGTCAAGACCAAATACCACGCCTTGGTATTTGTCCTTCAACTTTGCCAGTTCGGTAGACAGCGCGATAATGCCGTCTTGGTAGTTTTGGCTTGGACGACCAACTGTCAGTTCAGCAAGCTGCTTTTTCAGCCCGGCCACATTGCCCACGTCTGCCAGTTCGTCGAACGACTTCTTTGTTTGTTCGATTTCGTCTCTGGCTTGCTTCATCCGCATCGAAATCGCCACGCCAGCAGACAACAACGCGGCAACCACAAGTCCGCCAGGCCCGAACATCGTGGCAATCTGCGAACCGGCCTCGATGATGCGCGTCCCGGCGTCCGCGGTCAGCGATCCTGTACGGGCGATAGACTGCCCCACCGCGGCAAACCCGATGGCGGCCTTGGCCGCACGATCCCCAGCGATTTGCGTCCCGGCCCCGGCATCCCTCATTGCCTTACCAGTCGACGTAACCTGCGAGGTCGTGGTCTTCATCTGCGCGGCGACGGCAGCGGTCTCGCCCTTCAGCCGCTTGAGGGCGGCCTCGACGACCGCCGCCCCCTCCTCCTTCACTAGCATCTCGACGCTGAAAACCCGCATCGCTTACTCCGGCTGGGGTTGGGCCTCTGCCGCCCGTGCGACTGCCTGCTGCATCCGGTCGGCCAGGTGCGCCATCCGTTCCCGCGTATCCTCAAACATCTGCGACAACCGACCCGCCGCCTTCAGGTATCGCATCTCCATCTTCTGCAAGTCCTGCGGCTGATGGAACGCCACGGCCACCAAGCCCGCGAGGTCCGTCCGATCCCCCAACCGCGTCACCGCTTGCTCCCGCTCCATTACCCGCAACTCGGCCCACGTCCAGAGGGTCAGGGCGAAGCTCTCCTGCGCCACCTCACCCACCCCGCGGCCCGTTCGCGTGGCCGTCTCCACCACCACGCGCCGGATGTACTGCTCCACCGACCACGCAACCGAGACCGAGGGTTCAGCCCCGGTTGCGTCCGTCAGTTTTTTTCCGCTTGCGCCTCAAGCATCGACTCCACCTCGGCCACCTGTCCGCGGCTCAACTGCACCAGCGCCGCCACCTGATCGACCGAGAGTTGCGTCACTTCCTTCTCGGTCAGGTCCGGGCAGGATGACCGCACCACGTCCAGCAGGGCTCCGAGCATCGACTCGCCGGAGTCCTCCACCGACTGCACCGAGGCAATCCGGTGGGCAGAGGCTCCGGTCAGCGGCTTCACCACAATCTCGCGCCCGAACAGCTTGACACGCGGCAGGCGGTTCGGGTTCGTCAGGGCGTCAAGATCGAGGAGAGGCATCAGACGCTCGCGATGTATTCGATGCGGTACGGCGCGTCACCCGTGTTGGTGAAGCCGGAAAGCGCCGGGTCGAGGCGGGCCTCAATCTCCAGCGCGATGGCAACCTCGGCCCCGTCCTGCGAGGTGACGTCGTACTTGATGCAAAGCGCGGAGGGGAACCGCACCTGCACGAACGACCCGTTGCCGCGGAGCCAGATGGCCCGAACGTCGGAGAGGTAGTCGCCCGCGATGAGCAGGCCAGCAGCCCGCTTCGGCGCGTACGAGGTCGAGGCCGTCCACGCGCCCGTCGTCGCGACCGTGGCCCCCGGCTCGACCTGGCCGACGTTGGTCGTCGAGAGCTGGATGACCGTGCCCGTGATCTTCGGCATCTGCATCATCTTGCGGTCGAGCAGCTTGACCGGCGACCGCTTGCCGTCGAAGTCGATGTTGCGGTAGGTGAGGCCGGGGTCAAACTTGAGCCCCCCAGCGAACGCCCCGAACACGGCGGTCGAACCCGCGGGGCCGACGTACAGGACGCCAGAGTCCATCAGCACGTCTTGGGGAAAGGAGGAGGTGTAGCCTGTCAGCGGTGCGGTCATAGGTCCATCCGGGGTGAAGGGTACAACGGGTTAGGCGCGGGCCGTCAAGACGACCGGCCAGAGGTACAGCTCAAAGTTACTGACAACCCCGACCACCGCACTATCCGCGGGGTCGGTCATCTGCGGGATGGTCTGGCGCGTCCGGCTCCGGCCCACGACGAGCCCAGAGGACGAGAGCGTCAGCCCGGTGAGGCATTGATCCACAATGTCCATCGCCGACTCCACGAGCGGGAGCTGGCTGTCGGGACGGCCCACCGCCTGCACCTCGAGGACCGCCGTCTCCCGGTAGCCGTTGAACGCCGAGAGACTGGTCCGGTCGAGCCGAAGGGTCAGGTACGGGAAGACCGGGTTGTCCGGCGCGGCCCGCACCCACACGCGATCCCCCACGAAGTCCTCCAGCATCTCGGTCTGGCTGGACTCATACGCCAACAACTGCTGGCGCAGGGTCGCGTAGAGCTGAACCGTGGAGGCGGTCGACGGGAGCGGCGTACTACCTGGGACGACGTACTTGGGCAGCGTCATCGGACGGGTCTCCCGCGCTCGAGGTAGCGGTTCAGGACGCGGTTGTAGGTCGCCGTCATCGCCTGCAAGGAATCCAGCAGGACCGGCTTGAATATCTCGACCCGCTCATACTTACGCGTGAAGATATTCTGGTGACCCATCTCCCACGCGAGCGCGATCTGCCCGACCATCGACGGCATCTTGGTCGACATCGCCAGCTTTCGGAAGAACTTCTTCTGCGCCTTCTTCGATTTCGGCTTCGCCATAATCCCATCTGGGACGCCGACCTTGGTGTACCAGCCGTTGCCGCCGAACATCGGCTCCTCGCGCTGGACGTGCTGGACAATCTGCGCCGTCGAACGGAACGCACCCGAGGTGTAGTAGCCGCGCATCATCCGCTTCTTGATATTGCCCTCGTACAAGGCCGCCGCCGCATCGAGCGCCAGCCGCGAGGCGTCCCGATACTGCTTCAGAAACTCCGGCGACAAGTCGCGGACTTTCACGCTCATTGCGCGTACCGGGGCTCGGTCACGACCAGCGGCGTCACGACCTTGAGGTCGCTCTGCACCCCGCCCGTCACGATCTGATAGATGGTCTCGCCCGCGTAGCTCGCGAGGACCGCCGTCGACGTCCCCGGCACGACGTAGTAGTACGTCCCCGTGACGCTGCTCTCGGTCATATTCAAGCCCGTGAGCCCTGCGATGGCCGTCACCCCGAGCGCGTCCTCGTAGAACCCCGCCGTGACCGACGCGGCCCCCGTCCAGACGATGTAGGTGTTCGTCGTCGGGTCGTACTTCGACAAGGCCTGCCGCACCAGGTAGGCGTTGTTCGGGTGGATCTGCTTGCTCGTCGCGGTCGTTGCCATCGTCGCCCCTAGACTAGTCCCTGTGAAGAATCTAGCACGGTGACCTCATTCGCGCCTCGGTCCCGCGCCACGACCTGCGGCCCGGACTCCTCAAGCACCCGCCGCGCCACCCCGCCCTCGTCCACCGCCCAGACCTCCGCGCCCGAGCGATCCTCAACCAGCCCATACGGGGCGGACAAGTCGCGCCCCGTCGCCCGCACAAAGACCACCGGCGCAATAGCAATCGAGGGCCGGAAGCCCGTGTACGTCCCCGCCCCGACCCCCGGACGGATGACCGTGCCCAGCACCACCGCGGGAGCCAGCCCGGCATACGTCCCCTGCCCGGTCTGCGTGGCCGCCACCTTCGGCAGCCGGACCACCGGCGCGAACCCGGTGTACGTCCCAGCCCCCACCCCGGTCGCCACCGCCACGTTGGCCGAGACCACCACCGCGGGCGTCTGCCCCGTATACAGCCCCGCGCCGACGCCAGGCTGGACCCTGACGGCCTCGCGCAGGGTGGGGGCCTGTCCGGTATAGGTGCCCGTCCCGACCCCCGGCAGGACCGTGACCGCGCCCCCCGTGACGATGGTCGGCGCATACCCCGTGAGCGTGGCCTGCCCGGTCTGGGTGACCGCGGTCGTGGCGATAACGGGAGCCAGCCCCGTGTACGTCCCGGTCCCCGTCTGGGTCGCCGCCCGGACCCCATCGATCGCCGCGGGGGCGAAGCCCGTCGCCGTGACCTGCCCCGTCTGCGTCGAGACGACCACCGTCGAGAAGATGGTCGGCGCGAACCCCGTATAGCTCCCGGCCCCCGTCCCCGGCTGGACGATGACCGCGTTGCCGACCACCACCGCGGGAGACTGGCCCGTATAGGTGCCCTGCCCCAGCGCGGTCGTGACGGTAATCGGCTCGGCCAAGCTCGGCGCGAAGCCCGTGTACGTCCCCAGACCCGTGGCCGTGGCGACAAACTGGTTCGCCGTCGTGACCACCGCGGGGGCTTGCCCGGTGTAGGTGCCGGTCCCCGTCTGCGTGGCCACGCTGGCCGAGGCGGTAATCGTGGGCGCGAAGCCCGTGTAACTGCCCGTCCCCGTCTGGCTCGAGGCGACCACCGGGAGCGACAGCGCGGGCGCAAATCCGGTATAGGTGCCCTGCCCCGTACTCGTGGGGACGGCGACCGGGGTGACCAGCGTGGGCGCGAGGCCCGTGTACGATCCCGTCCCGGTCTGCGTCGCGACATCGACCTCGATGGTCAACGTCGGCACGAAGCCGGTATACGTCCCCGTCCCGGTCTGGGTGCTCGCGCTCTGGTTGTTCCCCGCGATGACGGTCGGCGTCAGCCCTGTATAGGTGCCCGCCCCCGTCTCGGTGGCGACCGCGATGTTGTTCGTGACCGCAACGGTCGGGACGAACCCCGTATACGTCCCCTCACCCAACCCCGTCGCGATGACTACCGGCGCGAGGTACGCCGCGACAAATCGCTGGGCGTTGAATGGCCCACGGTTCCTGATACCGGAGTTGCCGCGGGCCATCGGTCAGCCTACTCCGGCTGCGCCATCACGACGTCGGACACCGGACGCCCGAGCCGCGTGGCCAGCGCCGCGCAGAGGTCGTCGTCCGTCCAGTCCGGCTTGTCGAGCGGGGCGTTCGTCTCGGAGAGCTGCTCGTTCCCCGTCCGCGGCACGCTCACGCCCTGCACCTCGTCGGCGATGACATAGGCGTACTCGACCGCAACGGTCTGCGTAGCGGGCGTGATGTAATAGCTCGTGATGGTGATCATCGGTTGTTGGGTTAGGCGATGGTGAATCGGAAAGGCGGTTCCGCGGCAGTGGGCAGCGCGGTCCCCGTAATGGTCAAGTCGTTGCCGCTTTCGCTTTCATCGCGAACCCCGCCCGCGGCGTTGAGCGTGTACTGCGTCGATTGCGCACCGAAGTACCGGCCCTTGCATCCCGGCACCGACTCGAACGGGTTCATCAAGTGATGAATGTCGCTTGGGTCAATAACAACATCTGGGAAAACCTGAATGTCAAACAACTCGCCCCGATACTCCGGCAGCGTGGAGATGCTGTTTCCGATGCTTGTCGTCAGCCCCGTCGTGGTCGAGGTCAGGTCGCGGGTGTTCGTGCCTCGGGTCAATAGTTCGCCGTTGACATACACGAGCACCGCGTTGTCGGCATCATTGAACGTCACCGCGCAATGCGCCCACCGCCCGGAGGTTGCGAGCGCATTACCCGTGGTGTTCGTGGTCGTCAATCCTGCCGACCCGTAAATCACTACGCTGACCTGCCCGTCGGTCTGGAACCCGACGCCGTATCCGTTGCGAGCAGTGCCTTGGTTGAAGTGTGCGAATACATTGCCCTGCGCCGGATACAGCGGGTTGATGGAGTGATTCCACCGATGCCACCACGAAACCGTGAAGCCCGTCGTCGCGTTGAGACCGGTGAGCCCCGTGCGCGAAATCGTCTGCTGGTATTTCGAGATGGCGGGCACGTTTACTGCGCCTCCATCACAACCGGGACAATCTGGAACGTGAAGTTCGACGCCGTGGCATTGAGCGCCTGACCCGTCGCGTTCCAGACGACGAACGAATATTTCGCCGAGAGATCGTAAACGAGGAAGGACTTGATGTAGGTCGTGTTTGTGGCGTTTGTCACGATGATACTCCCGACCTGCTCGGCGTTCGTCGGCTCGGTCGCGACCGCGGCGTCTGCCGTGCCGAGATTGCTGTCTGCTAGGTCCGTCGTCCCGTCGTTCGACCGACGAATCAGATACAGCTTGATGGGCGTACTCGCTGTTGGAGCCGTGCCTCCCGTCGTGGCGCGGAGGTAGACCTGTGCCGCTGGTGCGCGAGTCGTGGTGTTATCCACGACCGCGCAGATACGCCCCGCCCCGCTTGCCAGCGAGGTGAGCGTAATCGTCGGAGTGACGATTGTTTTATATGTGACCAGCGTTTGGGACGGCATTAGTCAGTCGTCGCGCCAGACAGCGTGAAGATGCCCGAGGCGTTGAACTGGATCGTGAGCGTATTGCCGCTGGTCACAGTCACGTCAGCCGGGGCGGTGTCGAGGAGGCAGACGCAAATCAGCACCTTCGACGCCGAGGTGTCGTCATAGATGACCGCGTAACGGGCCGTGATGGACCCGCCCGAGGCCGTCCACGTCGCGTCCGTCGCGTCGAACGTCGCCGTCCCGCTGCTCTGCGTCCACGTCACCCCGGACAGCGTGTTGCCGCCAGTGGTATAGCCGGTGCCGCTGGCGACCTCGTTGGTCAGCCCCGCATACGTCGACTCGGTGAGCGTGTTCGCGTCAGACGACGACGTGAACAGCGCAATCTTAAAGGTGTGCGAGTTCAGGTCGGTCGTGCCGTCACCGATGTAAAGCTTCGCGGTATCGTACAGCTTCCACTTGCCAGCAGCCATCGTGCTATCCTCGTGAGGGGGTAAAGGGTCGGAAGGTTAGAGGGTCATCGCCTGCGTCAATCGCTCGAACGCCATCGCGGTCGTGGGACCGGTCGCCGTCACCACCTGCCCGGACGCCGCCTCCCAGCGGAGCGCGATCGCCGCGTCCCCCACCGGCACCGCGGCCAGCGTCCCGCCGTAGGTGGCAACGAACCGCTCGGCGCGAGCGCGGTCGGTCGGCCAGAAGCCGGAACGCCGAACGTCGTGCCCGCAAAGCTGCCGGGTGTCGAGGCCCGACACGAACTCCTCGTCGATCATCGGATGAAGCCCACCGCGGAGAGCGTCAAGCTGGTCGCCGTGACGCTCGTGGTGTCCGTCTCATTCCGCACATAGACCGAGATGATGTCGTTCGCCGCGGTCGGGATCAGCGTCGAGAGCGAGAACCCGTAGCCGTCGCCCGAACTCGACAGGACCGCCGAGATGTGGACGTTGGTCAGCGGCGTCCCGTTCTTGGCGAACGTCAGGCCGTAGGTCTTGTTATTCGCCGCACAGACCAGCTCGACGTTGGCCGTCACAAGCAGCACCTGATTGACCGCCTTGGTCGCTCGGAGTTCGTTGTTCGCGTACTGCGAGAACCCGTCCTGTCCGAGCGAGGTGTCCAGCGCCGTCGTCCCGGCCAGCTTGTACCAGGTATCGGTGAGCGCGAACGTGGTCGCCGCCGACGCCGTGAGGTCCAACTGGCCCCGGCTCGGGAACAGGCTGACCACCACGTCCCGGATGTCCTCGGGGCTGATGTCGCCCGACGTGTTGTCCGGCAACTGCGCGAGGAGCGCGGATAGAACCTTCGGGGTCTCTGCCATTACTCGAAGCCCTCGTCAAACCCGGTGGTGAACGCCGACGTCGCGACGAGATGCACCCCGTCCGAAACGTCTGCCGCATCGTACAAGATATACTGCCCGTAGGCCGTGGGGTCGATGGCCTCAAGCGTCACCTGCTGACAGGCCATCTGCCGCACCGCATAGACCCCGCGCACGAACCAGAGGGTCTCGTCCCCCTCGAGCTTGACGATCCCATACGGGTCGACCGGCACATAGTCCGCGACCGTGGCGACCGCGGTTGTCCGGCTGTCCGTATGCGCCTGCGGAGCCCCGGCCACCGTGAAGGTGTTCGCCGTGGCATCGACGCGCCCCCAATAGACGCCCGTCTTCGTGTAGACGGGGCGCTGGAAGCCGTCGGCCCCGTCGTCCCCCCGGCTGAAGAAGCCGAGCCGCTGGTCCAGCAGGCCGGGTGCGATATACATTAGCCCGCCACCGGCAGCTTCAAGGCCCGCAAGGTCTTGAGCACCCGCGCCGCGGTCTCCCGCGAGACGTCCCAGGTGATGGTCGTCGAGGCGCTGGTCTCGCTCGCCGCGTTCGGCGTCCGCTTCTGGTACAGGTCCGCGGCCAAGTCGATGATGCATTGCGAGAGAATCGGCTCCCACGCCGTGTAGTGCTGGGAGAGCGACAAGCCGCAGAGCGCGGTGACCGTGTACCGGGGGTTGCTGAAGCTGTACCCGGTCTCGGCGTAGATCATCCCCGCCGCGCCGTCGGTCCAGTACTCGGTGCTCGGCATCGTCACGCCGTCGACGTCGACGATGGAGGTCACGCTAATGGGCCGACGCGGAAAGACGAGGGACGTGACTGGCACGTCGGCGTCCGTCTCGCACCGGTCGACGTAGGTCTGCGAGACCGCCGTGATGGGGCAGTCCATCCAGAGTTCAAGCTGCGCCGTCGCCCGAGCGAGGAGCGCGGTCAAGAGCGTGTTCTCCGCGTTCGACTCGATGCGGAGGTAGGACTTCAGGTCACTGACGGTAGGGAGGGCCATTCCGCTTTGCCTCGGTCAAGATGGTCGCATACTTGGCACCGACGACCGCGTAGTCGTGATGAGCCACGACGTAGGCGTGAACGCGCTCGGCCTCCTGCTGATAAAACCTAGCATCCGTCGCGAGTCGCGCCAACTGGTCGCGGATGCCCTGCTCGTCGTTGGCAATCGTCCACGGCACCTCGATGCCGAGCTTGAGGAGGTCGGCCTGCGCCTCGGAATCGCCCGCCAGCACCGGCATCCCCATCGCGCCACCCTCCAGCCCGGACCCCTGCATCCCCAGCCAGAAGCTGTCAAAGACCGCATCGCAGGACGCCTTGAGCCGCAACGCCGCGCCGTGCTCGAGCCCCTCGATGAGCACCGGCTCGACCTCGATGCCCTGATGCATCGTCAGGTACTCGCAGGCCCGCAAGAACTCCGCGGTCCCCTTGATAGACCGGCGCGTCGGCGAATGGGCGACCCGGAACTTGCGCCCCTTGCGCGGGCCGGGGGCCTCGTCCTTCCGCACCGCTTGATAGTCCGCGACCGGCATCGGAATCGGCAGCCAATGCTTGACCTTGAACCGGTGGTGATAGGGCCGCGCCCCGAAGACCACCGCGTCCATCCGGTCATCGTTTCCGGCCTC